CACTTCTTTCACGCTCATCATTTACTAAAACGCTATGACCTTTTTTCATTTTAACCAACACATTGCGCCACAATCCTTTAGTTCTTTCATTTGGCATTGGAATTTTCTTATCAATAGTGATTTCCATAGTTTTCTCCTAAACACATGGTTATGGGGGTGGGCTTCCTGTAAAGTTTATGCACCATTGCCAAACCTTACCCACCCCCTGATTAACCCCTAAAAGGGGATTTTTTCACCCAGATCCATCTTAGGCTCTGGGGCTTGATGCTCAGTGTGCTTTACCGGCTCCACAGATCGCCCACCAAGCAGCTTAACTTCTGATGGCCTAACGCCCAAGAAGGTTTTGCCGTTGTACTCACGGGTCTTTAAATCGCCTGTCACGGCTACTTGCGTACCTTTTGTTAGATACTGCGCTACCTGTGTTCGGTTGTAAGATACATCAAAGAACATCACGCCTTTGTTTTCTCCCCATCCATCATCAACTGCGACAGAAAAGGAGACAAATCCCCCTCTGTCGTTCTGACGAACTTCACTGTCTTTGGTAAGACGCCCAACGATAGTAATTGCTTTCATATTCCTAGCTCCAATTTGCGGTTATTGTTTGCATCAAAGAGCGCGTCATACTGGTCTGACGTTAGCCCCGTGCTGTTAATGAGCTTTTTAAATTTTGGCTCAAACTTCTCAAAAGCTGACGCGGTGCAGTTTTTGTAAAATTCTATAGATGCATCTACTCTGGCATTTATGTCTAATTCCATTGCTGGCTTAGACTGTTCAGCGTGTGCCGCTTCCTTGCGAGTGATACCATCCATCTCATTAGATGACGCATACTGCCCGCCATGCATACCCATACTGGCAAGCGCCCGCCCAATCGCAGAAGTCTCGCAAACCTCTACAGCAGACGTTTTAGTAATATGTGATGATCCGCGTATTTCCTCAGCAAGACCAGAGCCAACCACAAAGCCATCCTTGTCAGCAATCAAAGCCCGCACAATAACTGTCTTGCCATCGTTATGCACAATCTCAGTCGTAATGCCGTAATCACCGCCAAATGACATACGGAAAGCTTCTACGCGCTTGGCAACCTCTGTGTATTGCTTGCCGCCGCGCTGCTTTACACCGTGCGATTTATTGAGTTCAGCAACCAGATCCATTGCTTGGTGAAATTTATTAGCTTGCATAACCGGCAATCTCCTTGGTCAAATCATGGTGAAAGTTTGCAGCTTTAACGCCTGTCTCTACAGCCTTAATCATGCGGCTCACAGTATGCGTTGAGATGTTTTCTTTTACAGCCATCTCAATCATAGCTTTTACAATAGCAGCTTGGATTTCTGCCGGTGTTGGATGTTTATGCATTTTGTACCCCTACTTGCATTTTGTAGGTTGTACTTAACAGCGATGTGGTTTATGCACAACCCCATAATTGATTTGGAGTGAAAAAAATGGAAGCTAGTAAGATTTATAGGCTTAACAAGATCCAGCAGATGCTTGGTGATCGTCAGGTTCAAGCTATAGCAGATGCTACTGGATTATCGCGCTGGACTATATACAATGTGCGTAATGGCGTTGGCAAAATTCGCTATGAAACAATTGAGCGTTTATCAGATTATTTTGAAGATTATTTTGAGCGTTATAAATAATAGAACCGCCAGCTTGGTCATGCTGACGGTTCGTAGGGGTAAACAGTGTCGGAGAACACCTTGGAACTCCTGATACACTATAGGAACAAAAAATTAAAGGGGTTACTATGTCAAATCACACTTTCAATCCATCCATTGCTTGCGCAGTAGGCGTCAATGCGGCTGTCATTTACCAGAATATTTTGTTCTGGACAGAGAAGAATGCAGCGAACAATCGTCATAAGCATGAGGGTGCTTACTGGACGTATAACAGCATATCAGCGTTTGAGCAGTTGTTTCCATATCTATCACCAAAGCAGATTAGAACAGCACTAGCAGCGCTTGAGAATGCCGGGCTTATCATCTCTGGTTCGTTTAACAAATCAGGTTACGATAGGACAAAGTGGTACTGCCCCACAGGGCAAGTCGACTTGCCCCACAGGGCAAATGGATTGGCCCCAGAGGGCAAACCTATACCAGATAATAAACCAGTTAATAAACAAAGTAATAATATTAGGGATATTTTATCTACTTGGTTGATTGATGAAGAAGCTGCCGACAGTTTCATTGCATATCGCAAATCCATCAAGAAACCTCTCACTGAAACTGCTGCTAAAAGATTGTCTGAGAAATTAAGGTGGATCTTCGTTGGTGGTGGTGAGCCATCTGATGCTTTGGCTATGTGCGAAGAAAAGGGTTGGCAGAGCATAGAGGTTGAATGGTTCTTTAAATCACTGCATGGTGAGAAATCTGATAGCTACAAAAAAGCTATGGCAAATATTGAGCAAGCAAAACGGGAGACAGTATAATGGATTACGGGCAAAGAGTAGAAATGATTAAACGGCATCTCGCAGCAATGTTAAGCAGCTATGCAATTCCTAGCCATTTGCGCAGCAGCGAAACAGCGCAGCAGGATGAGATTGATGTAACGGCAAAGGCTCTGAACCAGCTTTTCCCAAACAACACTACGCCAGACCACCTATCAGGCACGTTTGAACGCGCAGCGCTAAAGATCAAGGCTGCTCATACTTCGCGCTCATGGCCGAAAGCATCTGACATAGCAACGGCCATCAAGAGTTGTTTTGATAAGGCCAGTGGCCGTGACGTTGCCTCTGGGCCTTGGAAGCCCGACACTTACAAGATCAATGCTGAGAGGATTAAACGCGGAGAGACTGTTGGTGAGAACTGGATCAACGGCAAGCTAGGTGAGGCATTGGTAGAACGCGGGCTTGTCACCGATCAGGATTTGCTGCCCTACCGGGAGGCAATAGGTTTTGCAAAACGCTTTGAAGGATGCTAGGGTCTAAGTGGGCGTCATGCTCCCTTATCTGCTCAACTGCCCCTCTCTGGCTAGGTTTCGCACTGCAATGAGAGGGGTCTTTTCTTTTAGTGGTTCTTGGCATACTATACACAACATATAGACGCACCCTTTTAGGACGGACTAATGCAATCAGAAGTTGAACAGAACACTAAGTTAGTTAAAGCACCCAGAAAACCGCCTGCTGCTGGCAATGGTAGGCCAAAGGGCGCTAAGAACAAAAACAGCAAGCTGCTAAAAGACGCAATCTTAGAAGCTGCTGAACGATTGGGTGACAGTCGTAGCGGCAAAAAAGGCATGGTGGCCTACCTTGAGATGCAAGCAGAAGAAAACCCGGTAGCGTTTATGTCTCTGATGGGTAAAGTTCTGCCAATGCAAGTTACTGGCTCTGGCGCTCAAGGCGAACATGAGTTTGTCATCAAATGGAAGTCATAGAAATTGACTACACGCCAAGGTTACAAGCGCGAGAGTTTCACGACAGAACAGAGCGCTTTGCAGTATTGGTTGCTCACAGGCGATTTGGTAAGACTGTAGCTGCGGTTAATGATCTTATTAGAGATGCGCTAACCATTGATCTACATAACGTCAGGGTAGCTTATATCGCACCGTATCTCAGCCAATCAAAAGCAGTGGCTTGGGATTACGCGCTGGAATACACAAAAGATATTCCGCACATTAAAGTAAATCATAGCGAACTGAGGATAGACTTTCCCAATGGTGCAAGATTTCGGCTATTTGGCGCTGATAATTACAACGCTATGCGTGGTTTGTATTTTGATGCGGTAGTGCTTGATGAAATGGCTGACTTCCCTGCATCAGCATGGCCCACAGTCATCAGACCGGCCATTGTAGATCGAAAGGGTCGCGCCACAATAATTGGTACACCTAAAGGTAAGAACGAATTTTGGGAAATGTATGACTATGCGAAGAACCATTCTGAGTGGTGGTGCAGGATGTTCAAAGCGTCTGAGACAGATATTCTTGATGCAACTGAACTTGAAGAAGCTAAACGCACAATGGGCGAAGATCGGTATGAGCAAGAGTTTCAGTGCAGCTTTGAAGCGGCCATTCAAGGCGCATACTACGCACAAGAAATGAAAACAGCTACATCTGATGGCAGGGTAACGAATGTGCCTTACGATCCAGCCGTAGGTGTTACAACTGCATGGGATCTTGGAATAGGTGACAGCACAGCCATATTCTTTGCTCAATATGTCGGGCAAGAAATCCGCATCATAGATTATTATGAAAACAGCGGTGTGGGTTTAGATCATTACGCTAAGGTTCTTAGTAAAAAAGGCTACCATTATTCTGAGCATATTCTACCGCATGATGTTCAGGTTAAGGAGCTAGGAACAGGAAAGAGCCGCATAGAAACTTTAGATGCGCTGGGCATATCTGACATCACGATAGCGCCAAGGCTGTCTGTAGATGACGGAATACAAGCTGCACGTTCTATGATTGCACGATGCTGGTTTGATGAAGAAGATTGCGCCAGAGGCATAGAGGCATTGCGCCAATATCGCAGAGAATTTGATGAGCGCTTAAAGACTTGGCGGGGCAGGCCATTGCATGATTGGACTTCTCACGGCGCTGATGCGTTTCGATATTTAGCCGTTGGAAGGCAAACGCAACGGGATTGGGGTGAACCAATCAGAAGGAATTTGCGCGGCATAGCCTAATATGATAGGGTGCAACTCATCACAGGAGCTTCCTATGCCCAAAAAAGGTTTGTATTCTAATATCCATGCGAAACGTAAGCGTATTGCTGCGGGTTCGGGTGAGAGGATGCGTAAGGCGGGAGCCAAAGGCTCACCATCAGCAAAAGCTTTTAAAGCAGCAGCCAAAACAGCAAAGAAGAAAAAGAAATGAGAACAGGAAAATACGGATCATCTGCTAAGTTTAAGCCATGCAAGGGTTGCCCAACGCCTAGTAAATGCGCAATGGCAGGCAAGTGTTTAGCAAAGGGGTAAGTTATGGGTTTGCTTGACGATATATCAATGGGCTTGGGCCTAAAAGATCGTGACGATGATTATTATGAACGCACTGCACAAACCATTGGTAGAACGCAACGTGCCGGTAATGAGGCTCGATACCGCAGCAGAACAGGTTTAGATAGAGGCCAGACAGTCGGATCTAGCGGGATGCCTTCTCGCGGTGGTCTTTTGTCGTTTCTAGGCGCTGGTTCTAGTGGTGGATCTGGTAGCGCTCCAAGCGCAAATCAAGCTGCTTCTGATCGGCCATTCTTAGCTCAACTTTTTGGTTATCGTGATTATAACGATATGTATGATCGTGGTGGCCCTTATGCATCTGGTGGGGAATTTAAAGGTGCAGGGCTTTACAGTACGATGGGGAACATTGGGCATCACTTGTCAGGTGGTGATTTTGAAGATTTTAGATACGCGCCAGAAGTTGATGCGATGATTGACCAAGCGCAAGGGGCAGGGGTAGCAGAATATTTGCGTACAAAAGAGCCTGATATGTATAAGACGATCGGCCAAAGCATCATTGAAAAGAATTTCCAAGGTGGATTTTTCTAGTGACAAAGGCAAAGCCTAAAAGCCGAAAGTCTGGCCCTAGTTTATCTGTAGGGCGCGGAGAAAAGCTATCTGTCAAGCGTGGCGGTGGCTTAACGGCCAAGGGTAGAGCAAAGTATAACAAGGCCACAGGAAGCAATCTCAAGGCTCCTGCGCCTAACCCAAAGACGAAATCAGAGAAAGTCCGTAAAAAGTCATTCTGCGCTAGATCCCAAGGCTGGACGGGTGAACGTGGCAAGGCTGCGCGTAAAAGGTGGAAGTGTTAGATGCCTACGTTAATGGAAATTTTGCAAAATGCAGAGCTTGGCGCACAAACAAGGGCTGAAGCTGATGCTATATTTGGCGATCTTGTAAACGTATATCAAACCCAGCAAGCGCCTATCGTCACAGATTTTGTGCAAGATGATTTAGGCAATTATCAGCGCCGTGATTTTCATGGTGAAGGTGAATATAGATTTAGCCCAGCGCAATTAGAGCGAGCTATGAAGGCCAAAACGGGTCAATCATCTATAAGAGAAAGCATTTTTGATTATCTGCTGGAAACAACTGGCAACCCTTCCTATGCAACAACTGGTGCTGTTGGCGCTGATTTTGCTCCTGTTCTTGGTACTGCGATTGGGTTGGAAGATGCTTATTACAGCGGTGCAGATATACCAGAGGATGTGCGTGAGGGTAATTACATCGGCGCTGCCAATAAAGGTGGTCAGGTTGCTCTTGAGCTTGGAACAGCCTTGCTTGGCGCTATTCCTGCGGGCAAGGCTTTAGGGAGTTTACTTGATACTGTAGCGCCTACTGCTAAAGCAGATATAGCTGGTTTGGGTCGTGGTATCCTGCAAGCAGATCCATCTATGGTTGGTGAAGTATTCCAGAGGGGGGGAGCGCCACAGTCTCTAAGTGCTGGTATTCCATATGAAATGATCGGGTCGGATATTAGAAAGCAGCTTAATGAATTTCCTACTGCTGCTGAAGTGGCTAATGCTAAAGTGCAGCTACCGGCTGGTGCTAAGTTTTCTAATATGGTTGGTCAACGTGATACGATTATAGATGATCATTATAGCAGGGGCATTCTTTCAGATGAAATGACATCTCCAGTAGATGCATCATTGAGTAGTCTTTCTGGTAAAACCATAATGGGGTTAGTAGGTGACCCAACTGGTAGAAAAATTGTTGAGCAAATTGGTGATTTAACACTACCAACGTCTGTCAAATCACAAGCTGGAGCAGAGTTTTCTGACATAGATGATTTTGGATGGGCATCAGCGCAAGAAGCTATGACAGCAAAATTTAATGAAATTGAACGTGTTGATAATCCATTTTTGATGTTTTTGAACATGGGTGAACAATCTGGAGATTTTGCAAAACATACGGGAAGAACGGTAGGTCAGGCTGTTAAGAGTGCTATGATGAGCAATTCAACGCCGATTGTTAGAGATAAAATTCCTAGTATTAATGAAGCTATACGAAAAATAGGGATGACTGAGGTAGAAAAGCTTTACGAAGCTGATGGCGTCACTCCACAGCTTACAGCAAAAGGGAACCCTAAAACAAAAAGCTCAACAATATATCCATTTGCTAATTTTAAATCAGTAGAAGATCCAAATTATTTAGCGCAATACATTGAGGATTTGCCAACTGGATCACAACGCGCCGCTTTTATCAAAGGTTTAGATAAAAAAGCACTACAAGATGCAGGGTTCCCAAACATCGGATCTATTCGCGTTGCGTTAGCAAATCCAGATTTAATCGGTAGAGATTGGTTAAGTGCAGGGTATCGTGGTTTTGAACCAGACGTTCAAAGCGGATTGTTAGCAACAACGCCAGAAATCCATGATACATATAACACAATGATTAAAAAGACCGGCCCCTCTTATACTTTCTCAGATACCGGTAGAGGTATCCCAGCAAACTTGTTAATGGTCGAAAATTCTGAATTGCAAAGAGCTAAGGGAACTGGCGGTGGTCTTATCCCAACAAGCGCAGATTATAAACAATATGAGAGCAGCCCAGCAAAGACACAACAATTTATGCATGATAGGGCAATGGAAATCGTTGAAACCTTTTCTGATTTAGAGCAAAGAGGCGGGCGTAGGGCTGCGTTACAATATGCTCAAGAATTACTTTCTGGTGGTAGAATTTCATCTGCAATGATTAAAGCAGCAAGAAAAGCGAATGCACCAACATGGATGATTGCAGCTATGACCGGCGCGGGTACATATGGAGCTAATAATGGCGATTACTAATTATTCAGAACTAAAAACAGCAATAGCCAACTGGCTGAACAGGGATGATCTAACATCGGTTATTCCAGATTTTATTACGCTGGCAGAAACAGACATTAACCGTAAGCTGCGGCACTACAAGATGATTGATCGTGTAGATGCAACGCTTGACAGCCGTTATGTGCAAGTGCCTAACAATTGGCTGGAAACATTGCGGTTTAACATTACAAACGGTGGAGTAACGGGCAAGCTGG